CTTATGGTACCCGAGAAGAGCCTAGATGACAGTAAAATCATCGCTGCATATCTTCACGACGTTCATACGTCGCATGGAGATGTGTTCAACATTCGAACACTGCGCTTGACCTGTAAAAAGGTCGAGAGCAGAGTCCGTGCGGAGGGCATGGGTTTTCTAACGAAAACCTTACCTCGTCTTGGCAAGGCCCTTGATAGGGCCCTTTCTGAGAATACTCCCTTGAACTCTATTGCCCTTGGGTTTAAACCTATGGACAATAGTAAACTTCCGAGATTCCTCGGTGAGTTTTTCGAGAGAGTTCTCACTCAAGACGGGGCGGTCCTACCGCAACCGTGTGTTAGTTCCGTCATAGTAATCAGGCAAGTTTGTTACTTATTTTATAAGTACGAACTGCCTTACACCGATGAACAAGAACATGAAGTCCTCGACCGTTTCAAAAAAACGGAAGAGGACCTTTCGACGAGTGACATGGGACTTTGTCGCCAAAAACGACATGAAGCCCCAGTATCGTCACAAGTTAATCACTGTAATAAACGAAGCAGGTTTGACCTACTTCCTATTACGGCTGTAACTCGCAAGGCTCAACATCTCCTCACGGAGGTGTTTGCCTTTTTTGACCCGATGAACATACGTCCAAAACACGGTCCGGGGGCTGTTGCCACGCGGCAGCGGCTCTGGGACAAGTATTTATGGACGAACGTGTCATCGCGAATCACCGCTGTATATCCTTTGGATGCGTATTTTTACGCATCTTTGGGGCATGTATGCGATGCTCTTGAGGCCTTTAAAGGCCTCGGAGAGGAGGATCTGCCAGCACGAGTTATACTCGTGCCGAAGGATTCTCGCGGCCCGCGCTTAATCTCCTGTGAACCCGTTGATTTTCAATGGATCCAGCAGGGATTAGGCCGTGCAATAGTCGATCATGTGGAGTCGCATTATGCTACAAAGCATAATGTTCACTTCACTGATCAAGGACCTAACCAACGTGGAGCCCTTTTGGGCTCCTCGACGGGAAGGTACTCGACCCTGGACCTCAACGAGGCTTCAGATAGAGTTTCCCTTGAACTAGTTCATCTACTGTTCCCCGAGCACTTATATAAGTGTCTCGAGGCCTGTAGAAGTTTGTCGACAGTGCTCCCTAACGGGGAGGAAATAGTGCTCAGAAAGTTCGCGCCGATGGGAAGTTGTTTATGCTTCCCTATCTTAGCGCTAACTATTTGGGCCATCCTCACTGCGGGTGCACCTGACGGAGATATCCGAGAGGGTATCTTAGTGTACGGTGACGATGTGGTGGTCCCAGAGGGTTACACCTCGAACGCCATCGAACTGCTCGAGTCTTTTGGTTTAAAAATAAACCGAGACAAGAGTTGCACCAATGGATTCTTTAGAGAATCGTGTGGCACAGATGCCTTCCAAGGCGTCAACGTCACTCCAGTTCGTTTACGAACTGTTTGGTCATCCGAACCGTCGCCTAGCTCCTATTGTAGCTGGATAGCATATGCTAATCTATTCTACGATAGGCGGTGCTTCAATGTCTACGAATTAATACGTAGACGCATCCATTCCCTATATGGGAGGGTGCCTTGTAAGGACATGCATCTTGCATGCCCGAGCCTGAACGATGTACCTGAGTCCGATCGACCGAAACGCCGTCGCGTGAACAAGAGCTTGCAAAAGCTCGAGTTTCACGTTTGGGACGTTTGGTCGCCTTCTGTTACTAAATCCATTGACGGTTGGTCGATGTTGCTTCGGTATTTTACCGAAGGAATACGATCAGACGTGTTTTGGACTGAAGGGCAATCGGGAAGCGTGTTTAAGCCTTTAGAGGCCAGACCCGCCTTCTCTGCTAGTCAGTACACGAGCCCCCAGACCAGCATGCTGGTCCGGAGGTGGCGATGAATGTGGTCCGATCTAAATAATCGGATCACGGCC